TATGGCCTTATTACGAATGACTTCCGTAAGTTCATTCGTAATAGAGTCACGGGTGGTGGCTGGGCCCGGAAGGTGAGAATAGGTGCCTTGCTCCTGTACTCCAAGAGATTGTTTCCGTCCTTTACACAGGATATGGTGAGGGAGAAGGTGGCTGACTTTGCCAAGGCAGTTGCCCGGACTGAGCCAGAAGTACTTCCGCGCAAGCGGCGTATGTTCCGTGAGATCTGGAAGACTGTGGAAGAGTTCTGTCCACAGGGACAGGAGATGGTTGCTGATTATCAGCAGCCCTTTCCTCCCTCTGTTTCCGCATGTTATGAGTACTCTCGTGGCGAGGGGGGCCTCCAGGCCTATGTGAGGGATTTCCCTCTGCAGGGCTGGTTGGAGGACCCCACCGTCAGGAGGGTACTTGACATTTGGCGTTTGACAGAATCCGACCTCAGTGATCCCAGTGTCATGGGAGACCTGTGGAGGGGAATGCTTAGGACTCTCATCCTGGAGGCGGTTGGTGAAATGGGTTTACCAGAGGAGGCCTGGCGGTCGATTCTGGTAGGTGCCACGGGCCTCACTGAGCCCCTAAAGGTCCGCATTGTAACGAAGGCAGAGTGGTTTGTTCAACTTCTCGTACCAATCCAGAAGGCTTGGCACGGGAAGATGCGCACCCATCCAGTCTTCCAGCTCATTGGTGGTGCCTCGGTTGAGGACGCCCTCAATGGGCTGATGACTGGCAAGGGGGAAAAGGTTGTCAGTGGTGACTATTCGGCCGCCACTGACAACATTTTCCTTACCTATACGGCCTATGCCGCGGAGGCTATGTTGAGTCGTACCAAGTTCCTCCTTCCTGAGGGGGTACCTGAGTACACTGAACACTTCCTCCGCAAGCTGGCCATCCACTCCCTTACCCACGCGATGTTGGACCTGAAAGGCTCCAGTGATGTCCGTATCACCCGTGGCCAGATGATGGGCCATATCCTCTCATTTCCATTGCTCTGTATCATTAACCGTGCAGCAAGCTGCATGGCCATTCCCCGGAGCCGTTTCATGAGGATCAACGGTGATGATGTCATCTTCCCTGCAACCAAGAAGGAATATGCACAGTGGAAGTCTGCTACCAGGGCGGTGGGGTTGGAGTTCTCTCTTGGAAAGAACTACTATTCCTCCACCTTGGCGCTTGTTAACTCTGTGTATTGTACCTTCTCCAAGCAGGAGAGGCGGTGGCGTCAGCTCACTGTGCCCAATGTGGGACTTCTCAATATGCCCATTGACCGGCAGGTAGACATGGGGAATGGGAGACAGATACTTCCTTGGGAACAACTTGCCCAGTTATTTAGGGAGTTCACGGCCTTTGCAGGCCCAGGTGAACACCAGAAATATCTGGACATGTTCCGGAAGTATTATCCCATTCTCCGTGGCTTTCCTGGTCCTTTCTATGGGCCAGTTGAGTATGGTGCACTTGGTGCACCTGTCCCATCACCTAAGCATAAGTTCACATCTAACCAGTTGATGTGGATGAATGCACATCGCCTCGGCCTCTTCGATTATCGTGAGGGAACCCGTAATGATTACAGTAAGATCTGTAGTCGTTACGAGGCCCACATCAGTCTAGAGACCGGGGGGATGTACAGGTGGGGTCCAACCGATATGGGTGGTGCCATTGGCCCCCCTCGACAGTTGTACCTTCTGGGTGCGGAGGGAATGAGGAGAGTTGATCCCTATGCAAGGGATGGGGGCTTGGGTTTTCGAGCAATGGCAATGAGGAGATGGTTCCAGGACCTGTCCTCCAACAAGCATGTGAAGATTTTTGGCGCCCGTAGGTGGAACCAATTCAAGCTGAGCCGTGCTCACCTTGGAGGGGTTCCCCCTCTTCCGGCCAACTATCTTCACAAGGTGTTGGAGAATTCGACCTGGAGTCTTCGTCCGGCATGGCACCGATCGAGGGATATGATTGGTGTTCGGTATGAGGATGATGCGTCATTTCTCCATGAGATTTTCCGAGCACCTTAGAGTACCGCCTTACGGCGAATCACGAAGAGACCACTAGGTGATCCCCTCGCAATGGTCCCC